CTTGGTTGGGACTAGCGTTGCTATTACGGCAGCGTCTGTGACCAGCAATGTGGTGACGCTGACAACAGCCTCGGCTCATGGCTTAACGAATGGTTCAGCGTTTAGCACCAGTGGGATTATCTACACTACTGGGACGAATCCAAACAATTCGTTTATTGCGACTACTGCAAGCGGAACAAGCATTACTTATCCGCTTGTTGGTGGATCTGGGACGTATACGACAGACGCTACTTCTGAGGTTCTTACAGCCACATCAAAAGCAATTGCATCCTCTAGCCTTGCTGCCAACGAGGTGACGATTGTTGTCACAGCTGGACATGGGTTTGCTGTAAGTAGCGTTGGGTATGCTTTAATTGCTGGATTGGCTTTTACTGGGACTGACCCTAATGGAGTCAGGTCTTTGATTTACGTTTCATCAACAGAGATGAAGTTCTCTGTCACGGCAGCAACCACTGCTGTTTCTGGTGCTGGCACATTATCTCAAATTCCAATCAATGATGCTGCTAACGTGAATGTCAGAGCATCTTGTTTGTTTAGCGATCCAAACTCTAGCAATGCTGAGAGCGTGGTGCTGGCATTAGATACTAAAGCTATCTTGGTTGATCTAGACGAATATACAATTAGTGATTTAGATTACCCAACCAATCAGACTGTCAGTGAAGATACTGATATGATACAAGCGTTTGATCGCGTGTTTCTATTTCGTGATGGAAAACAAGCATTTGAATGGTTTCCTAATGGTAGGCAGATCGAGAGTGCTAGTTCTAGTGCATTTACTGTGACAATGCGAGTTAAGGATCATGGATTGACTGTAGATGATGAAATCATTGTTAGCGGATTAACTGGTGGTGTTCCTGCAAATGGCACATTTACAGTTCTTTCTGTTACCGACAAGGATGTATTCACATATACATTCACAACATCACAGACTGTGACCTTTGGCGTTACTAATGGAGTATTAAAAGCTGGTTTCACGCTAGTCCCTGGAGGTGTATATACGCAGCCACAGGTATTTGTTTCGACTACTGGAACAGTAACTAGCGGTGTTGTAAGCCTAACGGTTACTGGTAATACAACCATTATTGCTGGTGACACGATTGTTGTATATGAAACAAACATCCCAACATTTAGTTCTATTTCTGGACAATCGTTCGAGGTATTAAGCGCGACATCTACAAATATTTCTTTTATTGCTCCAGTAGCCAATCTTGCAAGTATCCCTGGTAGTCAGCAGATTGAATTTGGTGGAAGGTTCAGCGTAGGTGGTGGATTTATTCATCAACCCGCACCACCTTGGGGTGTTTACTTTCAGCGTAGGTTATGGGTGCCGTTTTATTACACTCCAGCAGGATTATTTAGTTCACCTACCTACACAAGCAGGAAGATTACTGATGAAATATCCGTTTCGGATATTCTAGACAGTCATACATTTGATCAAATTGCTAATCAATTTAGAATTACTGGTGGAACAACTGATTATTTAGTTGCGATGCAAGGATTCTACGATGACAAGCTAGTTGTTTTAAACAGAAACAGCTTACATTTGATAAGTGGGACTGCTGGAGGGCTTGAAGATACTAAAGTTACAGCATTGACTAATGAAGTCGGGTGCTTGGCAAAGAAAAGTGTCGTGATGAAAGGTAATGCCATGTTCTTTTTATCGGATGATGGGATTTATGCTGTAGAATTCTTAAACGACTACAACCTTCGTGGTGCGGATGAGCCTATTTCTAAGAATATCCAACCTTATATTGATAGAATCAATAAAAATCTAGCTAAAGAAGCAGTGGGAATCTTGTTTAACAACAGATATTACATTGCAGTTGCATTAGATTCGATTGCTGGAGCCAATGATGCAAGTGGTAACAATACAATATTGATATTCAACTTTCTAAACAAAGGATGGGAGTCTGTTGACACGTTTGGGGCTGGTGATTTTATCATCAAAAACCTTATTTCTGGTAGTGCAGCAGAAAGAAATAGCATTTATGCCGTAACTTCTTTAGGTGGTTTACATGAACTTGAGGCAGCAGATACATCAAACGATAGTTTAGTGTCAGATGGTATTGTAACTAGCTTTTCAATCAACTCATCATTAACAACTAGAGGATACTCCTTTGGAAATCTTGATCGGAAACGATTTACTGATGGTCAGATTACCATGCAATGTATTGATTCTGGACTAGGAGAGTATAGTATTTCCTTTGCCGCAGAAGATCCAGATAACAATCAAAGTATTGGCACAACAACTACATTCCTTGATGGAGTAGTTCTTGGCACTGGCGCAGTTAATGAAGATGAGACAGGCAATATTAGATTCCGTCTCGGTGGTATTCGTGGATATGTTGGAAGCCTAACCTTGACACGCACGATTGGTTCACCTAAGATAACATCCCTAAAGGTCACTGGTTCTGTGACAAATCGACAAATCATTTCCCAAACGTAATATGCCTGGAGTAGTAGAAACAACGCACACTTTCGCAACAAACGAAGTAATCACAAGCACGTTAATGAATAACATCATTGACGAGACATTGTTTACTGCTGATGCTTTGGCAAATACTACGCTTGCATTAACTGCTGGCAAAATGAAAGTCGGCACAATTACTTCCAATGAGATGGGAGCAGGTGCAATCACAACTAATGCAGTTGCATCGTCTTCAAGTGCTACTACTGGAATTACATATGCTAAGATGCAATATGTAGCTAATATGAAAGCATTGGGAAATGTTTCTGGTTCTCTTGGTGTTCCATCAGAGGTTCCTATTCTTGATGAGGACAATATGGTGAGCGACAGTGCCACTTCATTGGCTACTCAACAAAGCATTAAGGCTTATACAGATACTAAGTTTGCGGCAGTAATTACAAGAGGAACTGCCGTAGCAACAACTAGTGGAACAACTGTTGATTTCACATCTATACCATCAACCGTTAAGCGGATTACAGTAATATTATCTGGAGTTAGCACAAATGGGACTAGTCCTATTATTCTTCAACTTGGTGATTCTGCAGGGTTTGAACTAACTGATTATTTAGGTAGTGCTGGAGAGGTAAGAGCGACTCCAGATGTTGACTTATTTACTACTGGGTTTGGATTATTACAGTCTCCATCCGCAGCTGATTTATTCTATGGTATAGCAACAATAGTTAATATTTCTGGTAATGTATGGGTTTATTCCTTTACTGGTGGCAGTTCTACTGTAGCAAATAATTATATTGGAGGTGGGAGCAAAACCTTATCAGCAACACTAGACCGCATACGTCTTACTACTGTTGGCGGGAATACTTTTGACGCAGGATCGGTAAATATCATGTATGAGTAATCGTAAATGAACCAACACCTAGCAACCGCACTTAAACTTTATGAATCAAGAAACATTAACCTTCAAGACCTTATCGGTTGGCATTTATGTCATGGGATTGTTATTTGTAATCCAGATGTTTTTGCGTTGTGTTTTCACTGCACTAGTTACGATCTTGAAAAAGCTGTTGAATTTAAGGATTCAGATACTATTTATGTCACTATGTGTTGCGGAAACATGGCTAGTGGACTTGAATCACTTAAAGATAAATATAAATATATTGCTTTTAGACGTGATTTCAAAGGTTCAAATTACAATCGCTTGTTAAATATCAAAAATTTCTACTTAAAACTACAATAATTATGGGATCAGCACCAAAAGTCAAGGCTCCAAAAATGGACATCGCTAAAGATATTAGTGGTTATGTCTCAGGAATGTCGCAGTCATTACCACAAATTCTTTCACAAGAACAAGAATTCCGTCCACAGTTTCAAGGGTTAAATCTTGGTGACATTCAATCGTTTCTAAGTGGGCAAGGTGGACAACAAGGAATCTTTGGTCTTAGTCGTGAAGCAGCCCAACAAGCAGGTATGGGATTGGGCGAAGCTCGCGGAGCAGAACTTGGTCAGATGACTGGGCAAGCAGGACTCACCAGAGGCTTAATGCAGGGTCTTTCACCAGAACAGGCATACGCAGTTCAAAATGCTGATGCAGAGGCTAGACGGGCGTACGCGTCCTCGCAATCACTAAACCCGCAAGAGCAACGCAGTTACCAACAAGCTGCTAGAGAAGGTGCATCTGCCGCTGGTAGAATTGGTGGCAATGCCGCAATCGCATCGGAAGTAATGGGTCGAGAGGATATGCTTGCTAGGAAAAGAATGGAGGCAGCACAGGCAGCACAGAACTCGTATAATCTTTCACAAGGATTCTACACGCAGCCTGGTCTTAACCTTCTAAGCTCTGCGCCAATGTCGTATCAACAAGGGCAGAACTTCTTGCAAACTGGATTAGGTGCTATTGGCTCTGGAACTCCTCAGTTGTTTGATACATCTGTCGGATTGAACCTTGGTGCTGCTCAACGATCAAATCAACTTGCTGCACAATCAGCTAATGCACAAGCCAAAGCTGCGCAACAAGCTGCAATAATAGGTGCGGTAGGAAAGATTGGTGGCGCCGCATTTGGTGCTGGGGGAACGTTTGGCAAATAAGGATAAAATATTATGGCAACTTACGGAAGTGGACAAATGCTTGGGTCAGGAATCAATCCTGAATCGTTTAAACAGGATTATAGTGGGTTTACTCGCGCTGCTGAAATGCAAGCGCAGGGTATTGCTAGTCTTGGACAGAATATTAGTGGAGCTATTGAAGACTATGGTAAAATGAAGAAACAACAGCAAGAAGATGAACGCGCTGTCCAGAAATCTAAAAACGTAGCAAAAGCCATTGGTGATTTGATTCCAGATTTAAAACCAACAATTCAAAACTCTTTGACTATTCTTGACAATAAAGAACTTCCACTTAGTCAAAGAAAAGCTGAAGCAGAAGCAATTTCTGATATTCTTAATTTAGGAATTGGAGAAATCCGCAATCGTCAAGATATTGGATTTAAAGAAAGAGCTTTAAAAATTCAAGAAGATGAAGTTGCTGCAAGAAATGCCCCACAACCACCTTCTTTTGATTTTAAAGAAGTAAGTGTCCCCCATTCTGTTAATGGTGTTAAAGGAACTATACGTATGCTAGAAGATGCTAATTCTGGAAGAGTTAGAACATCAGATGGTAAAGAGTATTCTAATATTGAAGATGCAAAAGCTGGAAGAAATCCAATAGGACAAGGAGATAATGGGATTGATGCAGCATTAAATCTCCCTATTCCAGCACTAACTGGAAATTTAAACAGAGATGCGATTGCAATAAATAATGCTCAACAACTTCCTTCTACTAGCGAACTGGATAACACCCCAGCAATCATATTGACTGGTGGAATGCCAGATGGTCAAGATAATCTCGCTAATGTTACTCCAGTCGTAACAGGAACACCAACAGTTACTAAAGAACCAACAATAGATGGTCCTCCTGGATTTGTCCCAGATGAAGTTCCAGCAGTCGAGCCAGAAACAACCGCTAGAATTATAACTGGAGAAGAAGCGTCTGCTCTCAATTTAAGTCCAGAAAATACTTACGAGGTTAAAATGAAAAATGGAAAAGCTGTTGGATATACTGTTATAGATAAATCCGCAGCACCAATGAACGAAGCTGATAAAGTAAAATTAGATGAATCATCTTTAAGATCGGCAGCAGAGGCTGTTTATGCGATCGATACAATAAATGAATTAACTTCATCAAAAGGATTCTCCGATGTTTTTGGAGCAGGATATGGACTTAAATATATTTTTGGCACTGAAGCTTACGATGCTGAAGCAGCAAGAGGAACGATTGTATCACTTGCAACTACTGACAGTATGAGGAAGTTTCAAGGATTAGGCTCTATGTCTGATGCTGAATTTGCAGTTGCTCAAGAAGCAGCTACACAAATTAAAAAAGCTGGGATTTCTGATAAAAAAGCTGCTCGAGAACTTAATAGATTAAGAAATTATTTTGCAGAATCAATTCGTAGAGCAGAAGATTTAGGTCGCATTCCAAAAGGAAGTTATCAAAAAATGCTTACTGGTCAAACTGGAAATCAAAATAACCCAAGCACAGAAGCACCTATGTCTGCAACAGATAGATTTAGAGCTAAAGTTAAACCATTACCCTTACGATGACCCCAGAAGAAGAAAAAGCAGAGTATAATAAACTAGCTCCATCTGCAATAAATGAAGTTCTTGTTTCTATTGACAATAATTTTGCAGCAACTAGAAAAGCGCAAGATGATTATCGAAGCCAACTTCCTATTGGTGATCCTCGCGCACTTGAGCCTTCATTAATTTCTGCTGAATTTCTTACCATAAAAGGGATGCAACAACGTGGTCTTCTTGATGACAAAGAAGAATCAACTAAACTTGGTGAAGACTATCTTCTTATGGAAGATCAAGGCTTTATGCAAGATGGTAAATTAACAGAAAAAGGCATGGCTTTTATAGCTAATCCAGATGATTTGCTTCCTGTTGATGCAATCAATGACTGGACAATCTTAACTAATGCTATTGACCAAGATGAATCTGGAAAGTTTACAGATCCTATTGTTGAAAGTAAGTATCAACAATTTCAGATAAGAAAAAATGAAGGACTTGATAAAGTAGAAGAAGGCAATACATTTAGTAATATTGGCAAAGGATTACTTAATATCGGAAAAGGTATTGCTAGTTTAGACACTTTTGGAACATTAGGGAAAGCTATAGCTGGAGGAGGATTTTCAATATCAGGCGAGATAGAAAAACGTGCAGCATTTGCATCAGGTGCGTTTAATGTAATGGCAACTACTCCTGTTAAGGCAACTGCCTTTGTTGGAAAACTAATCAACAGTAAAGATAAAGATGATCGAAATGATTTTATCGTTGCTACAAGAGTGAAATTAAATGAGGTTGCAACTAAGCCAGATACATTAGATGCAATTACTGGGACAACCGTTATGGCTGACAACTATGCCAGAACTCTCAATGACTACAAAGAAAGATTTGGAGAAGCTGGAGAAAACAAATTACAAGAAGAATTGCTAAATGCAAAATCTGTTGGTGAAGTTGTTGGTGATCCATTAAACATTCCTTTAGCAATAGCAACAGAAGGATTATCTCTTTTGGCTAAAACTGCAATGCTTGCAAGAACCAGTAAAGCAATAAATATTGCTAATAAAACTGCAACTACAATTTCAAGACTTGAGAAAGCAGCACCAGTAATTGCAAATCAACTTAATGAAGCCACGGTTCTAAATCAGACTCTAGTTAAGCGACTAGCTGACGCTGTAAAAGTTAAAAATTCTTCTTTAGTTGCAGAATTAACCCCTCTAGTTGAATCTAGTACTACTGCATTAGATGACATAGCTCTAAAAGCAACGCAACTAGAAGAAGGACTTGCTGTTAATCGATTAGCAAGAACAGAAGCACTTACAGAGTTTGCCAATAAAACTAAACCTTTTGATGCTTCAAGAAAAATAGCTGCTGGTGCAGTTAAAGGCGTTGAAATTGCTGCTGAAAAAATGGGCAATACTCTTGCTTTTGTTAATAAGGGATTGCGTGCCGTTGAGAGAACAATAGGATTTTATGGGGCGCAAAGAACAATTTCTACTGCATTGGGCATTGCATCTGGCCCTGTTGGACAAGGTGCTATTGGCGCGTATTATACTGCTAGAACTGGATTAGCTATTGCTCCCAAAATTCTTAGTAAAACAGCAAGATTTGCAAATGTTGTTGGTGAGGAGTTAGCTCAGATGAAAAATAGCACTCCATTCTGGCGTAGAGTTGCTGCTAATGAAAACATAGGCGGCATTGGAAAGGCGATGGCAACAACGCTAGACTACGCATCTCCTATTGCTCGTTTTGGCGTTGGGAGTATAAAACAGGGTGCAAAACTTGCTCCAGCATTAGCTGTTTATGAAGCAATTAATAACGGCGGATTAAACGAACAAGCAATGAAGCGAGTTGGTGCTAATGCTTTAGTTTTTGGCGCATTTGCCAGAGTTGTTGGTGGCGGAAAACAAGACCTAACCAAAAGGCAATCAGGCGACTTCTATAATTATCGCAATAAACAACAAAAGCTAGGAGAAGATAAACTTGCAGCTTTTGATGCTATTCCAGACCAAGAAGTAAAACAATTCGTATCTACTTATGATGCAGCTTACCCAAACACTTGGGATTGGCAATTTACAAAAGAAGGTAATAGCTCTTTTAATCCATCATCCAAGACAATTACAGTAAATGTAAATGACAAGTTAGGATTTATTCGTGCATTAACTTCTCATGAAACGCTTCACTCATTGACGTTTAAGCACGGGATGGATGATTCTATTGTTTCGAGAATGCTTGGAGATGAGACAAGACCTGGTCTAGTAAGAGATATAAACGGCAATTTAGATAAAGACTTCAAACAGTTTTACAATGCTTACAATGAGCGTTTAGATGCTCAAGGATTACCAAAGATTGGCATTGAAGACGCGGCTGTTGAGTTCTTTACAGATAATGGAACGGCTTCATTGTTTGATGATGTCGTATCTGGAAAGATGACTAAAGCAGCAGTAAAAACTCCATTAAGAAGAAATATTGAGAATATTTTTGATACTGTTTTTGCAGCAACTCCAATTATAAAAGACCTTCACTATAAGCTAGGAGGAGCTACTGATGTTAATGGGAATTTAGTTATGGGATCGGGACTTCTTGCTGATGGCATGAAAGAATTGCCAGAAGTAAAAGCGATGATTCGCAAGATGTATCGTGAATCTGCTGGATTACCAAAGTCAGCTATTAAGCCTGATGCGATGCGCGATGCTCCATCATCGAATCCAAAACACTATAAAGCGGCTGAGATCATAGATAGAATAAATAAGAAAAATGTCAAAGATGGAAAGCCGCTTGTTGATGGAGTAATGATTCCTGATAAAAAAGGCAATGGCACTGGCTTGCTTTCCGATGAGCATTTTCAAGCACTTGAAGAAGCAGGTGTAATCAAAGAAGGAGGTGCGCAAGAGCTTATTCATATTCAATCTACGTTTGACGCTGATAAAGCTGCTCTACTTGATTATACACCAATCGAACAAGGCCGTTCAGTCCAAACCGCAGGTAAGACAGCTAACAAGGTTAAGCCTATTGACTTTATGGTCAAGAACGGAAGGCTTTACATGATTGGAATGGATATTGTTCAGCTTGGATTAAACATTAAAAGACTTGAAGGTAGAGCTTCCGCAATGGGAATGTCTCGCGCTGATGTGCTTACTGATATTGTAGAGACAGCAAAACTACATAAAAAAGGTCAGTCAACTGATGGGTATTTTAAAAGTGTTGGCGGCAAGAGTTGGCAAAAAAGAAAGAATTTGATCAATGCAATTCAAGGTCTTAATTCAAATGCACAACGTGGAATCAATCCTGTATTTGACAAGATGGGTATGAATACTCAAACTGGGACATATCGCACGTTTGCTTACGATCGTGTTGATGGATTTACAGACCTTACTGGGGATATGGTTATTCCGTATGGGAATAACGCTTACTACACATTGAAGGCAAATCTCATGCCACAAGCTCCACGTATCAACGTGAAGGGCGAGATCGTGAAGGATGCGCCAAACGTTCGCGTTTCTTCAATAGAAAATTTAGATACCGAGATTCCATTAGGTTTTAATCGAAAACCTGTTATTGACACCAGATTACAAAGTTTATCTGATGATGATTTTTGGATATATTCACGAGACATAAATTCCAAAGTCGATAAACTTGAAGGGTTATGGGATGATAACGAATCTCTTATAAATGACCGAGCTTTTCGCAAAAAACTCGCCACAAGCCAAGATGAATTTTCAGCTATGGAAAATGAAAATTTTCGTCGAAGCATAGAACATGCTCCATCTGAAGATATTGCTTACGAATTTAGGCAGTTAAAACCTTGGCTTGACGATGATAAAGTAAAGATGGCAATTTTAATAAATAACATTGGTCGAAGAGGACTTATGGAAGAAATGAGATCATTTCTTACTGAGTATGCAAAACGTTCGCCTGACCATGCTGAGATTCTTTCTAGTAAAATGGAAGATGCAGCTCGCGTAGTCCGTGAAATGGGTGATAATCAACGTGGATCTGTGGAAGGAAATCTGCCAACTAATAATATCTCGTATATGCCTCAAGGTGAAACTAAAGCCAAGCCAACAAGCTCGCCTTAAAAAAAATTTACAGGGGGGGGACTAAATAAAAACAATAGTGTTGCAAATGGTATTGCAATAGCATTAAGTAGCTCTTGGGGAAAACAAAATGAACGAAGAACAACTTCAGAAAATAAAAGATAACCACTACGATGACCGCCCAGATAAAAGCGAGTGGTTTCTTGAGGTAAGAGAACGTGCGAAGTTGTTGCCACGCAATAACATCGAGCATTACGCCCCACATAAGGCAGCGTTGGCATTGTTTCTATTATCTCAAGGAGCGAGACTTACTGAAATATGCAAGAAAACAGGCGCGAGTAGAGAGACTATTCGTATGCTTGAATGGAGGCATAACGACACACTTGAGACAAAGCGGAAGGAGTTTTCTATGCGTTACGCTATTGCCGCGCAGGAATACACTGACTTGCTGTTTGAGAAAGCCACACAGCTATTTGACGATCCAGACAGTCTTGCCAAGATTTCTCCTGAGAAGCTGGCAATTACTGTTGGTATCCTTACTGACAAGGCAGCGCAGCTTACAGGCATGGCAACAACAGTTGTGGAGCATCGCAAGGGAGCAAGCCTAGATGACGCTGCAAACCTCATTAACGAGGCAAGATCGCGTATTGCCAAAGGTAAGGTAATCGAAGCTGAGTTGCTATGATTTGGAGACCACATCAAATACTAACTCCTCCAACGGATGAAGAGTTAATCCAGATGACTCCTGAAGAGGTATTGTCTATCCATCGCATCTACCACGAAGCGATTGAGAATGCTGAGAAAGACCCGTATGAGTATGGCTTTCGTCTTCCCCACTGGACAAAAGCTGAAGAACAATTACACGAAGTTAATGAAATCCTAGCTTTGGGAGGCAACAGGTCAGGGAAAACTCAATGGGGTGCATTCTCCGTTGTCCGAGCCGCAGTTGATAATCCTAATTCTGAGATATTCTGCTTCGCTCAAACATCCGAGGTCTCGATTAGGCAGCAACAAAGCGCAGTATGGGCATGGTTGCCAGAATATCTGAAGACTAAGTTCACTAGCGCAAGTGCTTACATTTCCTACAAAAAGAAAACTGGCTTTACTGATTCGTCGCTAATCTTGCCAAACGGTTCACAGATCATCTTTAAGACGTATTCCCAGTATCAAAACAATCCGACAATCCTAGAAGGTGCTGAACTTGGATCGAGAAATCCTGTATGGCACAATGTTGGTGTGTGGCTGGACGAGTATCTTCTTGGCCCTGAACTGATAAACACCCTACGATTTCGTCTAGCTACTCGTAACTCTAAGATGCTTGTTACGTTTACGCCTATTGATGGGTGGACTGAAGTAATCAAAGAGTATCTTGATGGAGCAACAACTGTTGAAAGCCGTGAAGCTGAACTACTTAATAACGAACTTGTTCCGTATGTGCAGCGATCCAAGAAGCTAAATGCTTCAGTGCATTACTTCCACTCTCAGGACAACGCCTTTGGTGGATATGAGCGGATTAAAGAAACGCTAAAAGGCAGGACACGCGAGGAGATTCTAATCCGCGCATACGGTGTGCCAATGAAGTCACACGCTACTAAATTTCCTAAATTCAACAAGGTTGTGAACGTAGTCGATCCTGACAAGATTCCTAAAAACAACGTCACAAAGTATCATGTAATCGACCCTGCTGGATCGAAGAATTGGTTCATGTGCTGGATTGCAATGGATGAGACTGGAACAATGTGGGTATATCGTGAATGGCCTGGAGTTGACGTAGGTGACTGGGCTGAGTGGCGATCTGGAAAGTGGATGCCTGGAGAAGGTGCTAAAGGACAGGGGTTTGGTATCCGTGACTACGTTGAGCTTATCGAGGAACTTGAAGGTGATGAGGAAATCTTTGAACGGTTAATTGACCCTCGACTTGGTGCTGCAAAGTATCAGGTGCAAGATGGTTCATCCTCGATTATCGAAGACTTGAATGATGCCGGCATGGTCTGCATTCCTGCGCCTGGACTAGATATTGACGATGGATTGCAAGCATTGATTGGGAAAATGGCATGGGACACAAGTAAGCCACTAGATGCCGTTAATCGTCCCCATTTCTACATCAGTTCTGACTGCGAGAACATTATTCAAGGATTATCTGAATACACTGGAGAAGGTGGATTGAAGGAAGCATGGAAGGATGTGATTGACGTTTTGCGCTATGCTGCGATATCTGGAATAGATCATGTTGACAATTCTGTCAGTTTGGTTACAACTCAGGGCGGTGGAGGTTACTAATATGAATACGAAAAAAGAAGCAAAGAAACGAGGAAGACCAGCAAAGGTTGTAGAAGAGATTATTGTAGAACTACCAGAAGCCCCATTACGAGCAATGATTGTAGGAATTTGCAATAATCCGACATGGCTAAAGGCTCGCATTGATGGATTTAGCGTTAATGTTAAATGTCCAGCACAGATATCAAAACGCTTGCTAGGAAAGGAAGTTGATGTTATGCTCGTCAATTCCGACCTTGAGGACTACTATCAATACATACCATGAATGACGTTCAGCAATTAGAAGATGAGTCTCTTGTTTATTTAGACAAGAAGCCTGATATTAACGCATTGGCTAACGCTTATGACACTTGCTTAGTTGATCTTGATTATTATTTTGAATCATGCCTACGGTCATACAATGATCGGCGCAACATTTGGGATGGCAAATCTGATGACTTACGCAAGAATGGTTCAAACGCATTCCCGTGGCAAGGTGCTTCCGATCAAGAGGTGAACGTAGTTGGTGAGCGCATCGACATGTATGTTGCTTTATTTGACCAAGCCCTCCAGCGTTCCCACATCAAAGCATTTCCTACGTCGATGGCAGCAATGCCTAAAGCTGCTGTAGTTTCTGGTTTCTTAAAATGGATGCGATCATCTTACATTCCTGACTTTAAACGTCAAATGGAGCTTGGGGGCAACTACCTAATGGAAAAAGGAATCATGGTTTCCTACATTGGATGGAAGCGTGAAAAGCGTTCCTACCTACAAAGTGTAAGTCTTGAAGAGATTCAACAAGCATCACCTGACCTAGTAGAGTTGATTCTTAGCGAGCAAGATGACGAAATGCTTATTGATTTGATTCAGCAATCATTTCCTGATCTTTCTACTAAGAGAGCAAAGAAATCAATTAAAGACCTTCGCAAGATGGGTGTGGCTGAGATTCCTATCTCTCGCCAAACTATTGACTGCCCAGTTGTTTACTCATGCGCTCCTGATGGTGAAGTAATGTTCCCATCGTATATTTCTGACCCACAACGCGCACCATATATGTTCTGGCGCACATTCCTCACAGCGCAAGAGCTAGAGAAGAAGGTGACCAATGAAGGATGGGATCGCAAATGGGTAGATAATGCCATCGAAACACTTCGCGGTAAAGATTCTATGTATCTCGATGGCGAGAAAGTAAAAACCCAAACTCGCTTGCCAATCACAGATGACAATGATCTTGTAATGATTGTCTATGCGTATCAACGATTGATCGACGAAGAAGATGGTTCAGAGGGCATTTACTGCACAGTATTCCATCCACAGACAGATGGATATGCCAAGCATGAGCTTCTTAATGGCTACGATGATTATCCATTTGTGGTAACTCGCTTAGCCAATGATCAGAAGCGCATGTATGAAGTGCAGACATTCTCTGATATTCTTCGTGGGCCACAGATGCAAATCAAGACAGAGCGCGATAGTCGAATTGACCGTGCGTCTCTTGCTACTTTGCCTCCTATTATGCACCCTGCTGGAAGACCGCCATCTGATTGGGGTCCTGGACGTAGAGTGCCATATCGTCGATTGGGTGAGATTGCTTTTGGGCCAATCCCCCCTCGCGATGACGGCTCAGTAGAGAGCGAGCTTTCCATGCGTGGACAAGCTGATCGTGCCATCGGATTAGACCTTACAAATCCGCTCTCATCGGCACGTCAGCAGTATTATATCGGCAAGTTCCTTGATCACGTTAAGGATGTGCTTACGATGGCATGGAAGCTGTATCAGCGGATGGGGCCAGATGAAGTATTCTTCCAAGTAACTGGTAATCCCAACCCGCAGGTAATGACGAAGGGTAGCCCTGATGAGAACTTCTCCATCATGGTATCGTTTGATTCATTGTCTAGCGATCCAGAAACAGCAGAGACGCAGTTGAAAAACATGGTGTCACTTGTCCAATTGGATCGTAATGGCATCCTCGATGTCAACAAGCTACTTGAGTTTGCCGCATCGTCGATCAATCCTATCTTTGCTGACTACGTATTGCAACCAGTCGAGGAAGCGCAACAGAAGGTTCAGAAGAACGTCACTGATGACCTTGCGAAGATATTTGCTGGCATCGAAGTCCCTGCTCAACCGAATGGAGCGCAGATTGCAATGCAAATGGTTCAGGCTTACGTTCAGCAGCCCGATGTTGCGGCTAGAGCGCAGCAAGACGAGGCTTTTGCTGGTCGCTTGCAGAAATATGCCAGCCAATATCAATTCCAGCTACAACAGGCGCAGAACGCCGAGATTGGACGTATCGGAACAGCACCCGCCGAAATGGGTGGAATGACAACTCAAGGAATGGAACAATAATCTCAATTAACAACTAATAAATTATGTCAACTGATAAAAAAGAAAAAAATAGTGGAGTCTTTGGTTCAATTAGTCGCGCTATTTCTAAGCCTATAAGAGCATATCAAGAATATCAACGTATAGATAGCGAAAATGCCTATAAGGCAAGAAAAAAACGGCTTGAAATTGAAGACAATCAGAGAAAAAAACCTACTCCGCAACCATTATCGTCACCTTCTCGTTCTCAAATTTTAAAGGACAAAGAAGTTCAATTACAGAAAGCGTTGTCCTCAAGCCCTATTGACAAAGCACTTATCGAACGAGGAAGGCAACTAAACCGAGAAGCACAATCCAACAAATCTCGCGGCACTCAATCGTCTACCACTCGCAAACTTATTAAGTAATATGAAACAAGGACTATACAGCAACATCAATGCTAAACGCAAACGGATTGCATCAGGGAGTGGCGAGAAGATGAACAAAGTTGGCAGCAAGAAAGCACCAACTGCGAAGGACTTCCGCGAATCAGCCAAAACAGCAAAGAAAAAGTAATGGAGAAGAGATTCACCAAGATCGTCACTAACCCTACAACTGGACGGAAGAAAACCGTCAAGTATGGGCAAGCAGGTAAAGCTGCTGACGGTGGTGATCGGATTCGTCCAGGCACGGCCAAAGGCGATTCGTATTGCGCGAGATCAGCCAAGATCAAAGGTGACTGGAAATCAGACCCTAATTCGCCAAATAACCTATCCCGCCGAAAATGGAAGTGCCGTGGGAGCAAGTCAATGAAGTAATGAGAGACTACAAAAAAGAGTATCAGGAATATCACGGCAAGCCTAAGCAGGTATCTCGCCGTGCGGGTCGTAATGCTGCGCGAGCGAAAGCAGTGAAGTCTGGGATGGCTTCCAACGGAGACGGAAAGGATATTCATCACAAGAACAATAATCCCAAGGATAACCGTGCTTGTAACATTGCATCTGTATCAGTAAGCAAGAACCGAGGGTTTCCACGAACATCAACTAACAAACCGAAAGGAAGATTGAAGTAAAGATTATGACAGATATGCCATACATGCCCAATTTTAAAAAAACAGGACTGCCAATTAGTCTGAAAAAAGACTACTCAAAACGTCCAGATGCAAATTATGGGAAACGTCCAGATGGGTCAGTTAAAGGTAAAGGATTTCTTGGCGAGTTGAAACTGCCAGATGGAGGAGTTGCTACTGAATACTCGACACAGTCTAATGCTATTAAGGTTAACGGTAGTCGAATTGATTTCCCTACACTTGTTCCTACATTAACCAAGGATGAGGTTCTATTGATGCAGAATGACATCATTCCAAACAAAAAACCAATCCCAGAAGAAATTATGCAGAAAGCGATTCAACACGCTAAATTAAGATTAGATCAAAAACTTAGTCCATTCAAATGACACCAATACCTAAGCCAAGCATATCGCAAGCAGTCGAAGCTCTCTCTGATCGAGATGAGTTTAAGGCCATCCTACAATTCCTCTATGACGAGCGTGAGCGTTTCTTCGGAGACCTACGCCAGTGTGTAGAGGCAAACGAGGTAATGAAGATCGTAGGCAGCATTTCAACATTGGACGAACTTCTCATTCTTTTGAAAAAAGAGGCTTGACATTCATCAGCATTCCACTATTACTTCTTTGCTGTTTTGTTTTCAGCTTGTTTGTGTTCAAAGGGACTCGTAGGGTAGTAAAATACTCTACGAGTTTTCTTTTTGGATTAGTAAGTAGGTAAAAATTGCAGTTCATCAAGCATATCGCTTGGATCTTCTTTCCCGTTTGCCATCGCCTCAATCCATAGTGCTGGGTCAATAGTTGCGGTGCGCTTCCATCCTGCTGCTAACAATTCTGTTTCTTGGATTTCATCTGCGGATAGGCATTTTATCACTCCATTCAGAGCGTAAACAAACAGCATTCGGTTTAGCTTAACCCACTCCATGTGCCTAGGTTTATTAGAGCCGTAATCTGGACTCCAATCTACGTGTCCTACTTGGAATTTATCGTTCATATTTTTGTGTTGCGGGGTTATTCAAATTGAGCTAAGTATTTTTCTCTGAATAGCTCTATGGATGCGGCGGATTCACGCAAGGCTTCCGCTAGTGACGTTGAGCAATCAGCTACATTCCCGTCACTGCATAGGTTCTCAATGAGTTTAATTGTAAAATCTTCAAGTGACAAATTCCATCCATTTTCAAGTCCATTAGCTGAAATGTAAAATCCTTGATCGTCAGGATAATAAGCCACATGAAGATCCCCAAGGTCTTCGGTGTAAATCTCACATGATGCTTCTTCAAATTGAGAAGTAGCCTTTCTCATGGCTTCAATAGCCAATTCCATCTTATCAACGCGCTTAATAGCTTTTTTGTTTTTCATTATGTTTGTTGTTTGTTGCGGGATTAGTTTCCCTTTTTTCTCGTTCAAATCAAGAACAATCACTTCGCTTCGCTCAAGTTTATACTACCTACAACTAGATCGGACAATCAAGACAAAGTTCGCCCATTACAGCTAACCTTGCCAGATTTACTACCTCATAACTGAGTCGTCAACCTTGAACAAACCGTTGATACGGCTCTCATCCTATCCGTGGGAATTACGGCTTAACAAATGAGCGTTTCGTGCATTACTCTCGCTTCAATTATCGTCAGGCGAGAACCCCTAAAAAGCAGTCTAATTACTATCACACTTCTTTTCGCATGACTCATAATTTAATATGTGAACCTTCCACTCAACTACAAATGAAAAGCCCGTTCAGGCTACAACCTCTGAACGGGCTTAATTGCAATGAACACACAGCAAGAAAAGTTTTTGTTTAGCGGTTGTAGCGCGCGAACGAGATGACAATAAATCACAAAATATGAATTGGCAAGAATTATTTTCATAAAACGAAAGATTTATTTCATTTATATTGGCTATTGACAACTGCATCATTTTTGCGTTAATGTCCCTGCGAATCGCACCGCCGAGCGTAAATGGCGTTCCTAATATGAGTAATCCAGAAGCTACCGCTGAAGCTATTGAATCAGTGTCCAATATGTCATTTGAAGAGCTTGTAGCTCAGAGAACGGCAAGACAAAGTAATCCAGAACCCGAATCAGAGGAGCAATCTGAAGAATTGGAACCTGAAGGTGAAGTGGAAGAGATTCCTGCCGATCCAGAAGAGACCGAAACCGAGGAGGAAGCCGAAGAAGAGGAAGAGGAAAGTGAAATTGATCTACTGTCGTTGACTACGGAGCAGATTCAATCTTTAGCCAAAAAGGGTAAAAGCCGACTCCTGCAACGGATTGGTGAGCTAACCGCTCAGAAGAAAGCCCTGGAGGAGAAGATTCAATCTCAACCTGCAATCAAGGAAGTCCCACAAGAACAGAATCCATTTCGTGAGATTGAGTCACTAGCTGACTTAAAAGCGAAATACCAAGAACTTGAGAGAACCCTTGAATCAACGGATGAATTACTGGAAGAATACGAAGATTATCGTTCTGAGGACATAATCCTAGTTGGAGACCGCGAGTTCACCAAGCAGCAGATTAAGAAAGCTAACCGAAACTCCCGCGAGGCGTTGACAAAATACCTTCCTGCTCAACAGGCGCATCTCCAGCAGATCGCGCAATTAGACCAGTTAAAGGTGCAATACATCGCAGCGGCAGAAGAAGAAGTTCCAGACATCAAGGATGAAACCACAGTTGTCGGGAAACAATTCAAGGATTTAATGTCTGACCCGCTTATCGAAAAGCTACGGAAACAAGTTCCTGAAATTGGCTACCAAATCGAATATATCATGGCTCATGCGTCAAACTCCATCAACGGAGGAACGAGAATGAAGAAGCAACCTGCGGTGGGAACAAAACTGAAAATCAGTCCATCTCCGTCCCCATTTGGTGCGGGTGCTGCTAAATCCTCGCCATCCTCTAAGATCAAGGGTGCAGATGCTTACACACGCTTTGAAAAGAGCGGGAGTCCTGAAGAATGGGTTGCTGCAAGAATCGCCAAATACAAGTAAATTTAACCAACTAATATTATGCCTATCTCAAATACTTATCAACCATCAGCCCCAGCCGCCAAATCAGGCACGGGTTCCGCTGTTTCCAACCGTGAGGATCTCTCTAACGAGCTTGCTATCCTAGCACCAGAAGAAACTCCCATCCTCTCGCTTTGCGGCAAGGGTAAAGCAAGTGCCACTTATTCTGAGTGGACTGTTGACTCCCTAGCTGCTCCTGCCACTACTGGCATCAGCGAAGGTTCCGATGTGACCTCGTTCAGCGACAAGTTCGCAGATCGCGCTCGCCTTGGTAACTACATCCAACTCATGCGCCGCGATTATATCGTGTCCAACCTTCAGCAAGCTGTTACCAGCGTTGGCCCTGCTAACGTGGCACAAGCAGAAGCGAAGTCCATGCGTGAAATCAAGCGCGACATCGAAGCAACCATCGCCTCCAACAACGAGATGACGGTTGAAAACGGTGCTGGCACTCCTTACGGTATGCGTGGTCTTGGCAAATGGATCGACTCGGCGGCGCAAGCAACTAATCCAGTTCCCGCTGCTTATCGCACTCCATCTGGTTCGATTATCTCATCGACTCTTAGTGAGACCACGTTCAACACAATGATCGGTTCGATATTTGCTAAAAACGGTGAGATGAACAGCTTGACACTTGTTGCAAACGTGGCACTTCGTCAGCTTATCAGCAACTTTACCCGCGCCACTCCTGCTTCCGCTGGAGTTACCTACCATGTCAACCAAGACGCTACGAGTAAGCAGATCACCTTGTCGGTGAACCTGTATGACTCCGACTTTGGTCTTGTGAAGATCGTGAATGGCAACCCTAGCTGTATGCCAACCACGAATACTAACGTAGGCTATGTTCTTAATCCTAAGTATCTTGGTTTCAACACCTTGATTCCTATGGGTGCCACTCGCCTGGAGAACCAAGGTGGTGGAGAGCGTGGATTCGTTGACGTTGCAGGAACTCTGTGCGTTAAACATCCACAAGCACACGGAAAAATCGCCTACTAATCCTAACTAACTAAAAATACATTATGTCTAAACTTACTAATAACGAACGCTCCCCATACACTGATGTTATCCGACTTACGGCAACCGACCTGATTGCCATTGGCAACGGAGGAACCCGTCAAATCGCAACAATCCCTGCTGGGGGTGCTGTAAGCCTATGCGCTGTTACTAATACCGTTGATATTGTTGGTTCAACAACTTTATCTATTGGTATCGGTACAACTCTTGCTACTCCAGTAGAGTTTATCAGCGCACTTGATGTGGATGGTGCAACTGTTGGTCTTCCAACATTTAACACTGGAACTTCATTTGTTCAAACTGCTGGAAATACCACCATTAAAGGAGGCGTATTGCCAGTTGGAGCAGCGTCTACAGCTACACCAATCTATATTAAAGTGACTGATGCTGCTGTTACAAGCATCACTGCTGGTGAAATACTGATTGGTATTGATATTCTTGATCTTACTCAGTTTCAAGCCTAATCCATAACTGGGGAGGGAGGTTAAAATCTCTCTCCCCTTTCTTTCTTTATGCTAATTAACGAAGAAATCAATGCTGCCCTTGTCCGAGAGTTATGCTCTGGACGCAAGTTCATCGAGAGCATGGAGAAGCGCAGGGAGATCGAAGCTGCTGAAGAAGCAAGAAAGATGCGCGAAGTGAAGTCCATTGCAGGTAAGCCTGTTGGTTCTATTCCGCAACGTGAGTATTTACTACTCGCAAAAAAATATGGGAACGAGTGTTGGGATGACCGCACCTTTGTTCGAGACTTTTTCAAATCACAATCACACCTAAAAGCAGGTAATATTTAATGCAAACGAGAACCTACGCTGAACTACTTTCTTTGATTCAATCGTTAAGCGGGGTTATCTTCGCCACTCTAGAACTTGGCAGGATTAAGGCTTTAATCAACCGTCGAGCATTAAGAGCATTTCGCTCAACTAATTACTGGCCTCGCTTCCTTAAAATCGGAGAAGAGCGAGTAGTAACAAGTAATGTAGTTCCATATACTGAGTCTGGAAAAGACCCTATTGACACCTACTTGCGTATTCATGTGCAAGCTCCGTATTTGACTACTTCTGTTCAGGAGTATGACATTATGGTGACGGCAGATGGTGCGACATTAGTAGCTGGCAATAGCAGTCCTACGGAAGCATTTGTGACTTACAAGAAGCAATTATCTGATACTTACGGTGATGGATCAGGTGAGTCCACAGCAATCCCTGCTGAATGGTATCAATACATGGCACATGGGACTTATGCTGACTACCTTCGCGCAGAGGGACAGCAGGAGAAAGCGGCGTTGGCAGATCAAGAGGCAGATATGCTGCTCCAAGATGAGATGATCAGAATCGACGAACAACATACTTTACAAATGGTTGCTAACAGGATATTTACCAACGCGAATATGCAGATGCGATACTAATGAACTACTCACTTTCAAACATGCTTGGTGGAGGAGCGATTGGAGTCAATCTACTCCCACCACTTCCTACTCTTCCATCTTTAATTGTTTATGGTCAAAGTTTAGCAACTGGAGATACTAAAAACCTACTTGTTGGAGCAACTGGCCCATCAGCAACTCACAAAATGCTTGCAAGTTCTCCTAGTAATGGAACTCCACGCTTTAATTTATATGATGGAGGCGCAGCATTAACGGCAAATCAATTCAATGCGTTACAGGAAAAATTTGATGGGTTACAGGGGCAAACAGTTCTCACATCATCTTTAGAAGGAATGTCTCGTCAATGGCTTGGAATGATCGGTGGACTTAGAGCTACTACGATTGCCGACATGAGTCCAGGAACAAATCCATATACTAGACTTACCCAGAACATTACCAATATGACAGCACTTGGTGCAATGCCTACTGCGTTTGTGTTTTGGCAAGGTCAGCAGGACAATGGAGCAACAACAAAAGCAAGTTATAAAGCATCTTTAGCTGCATTAAAATCTGCTGTTATTTCTACAAGTGGAAATCCAAAATTGATTTTTGCCGTTATTATTCCAACAGGTGGATGCAATGGAACAAATACTTGCGGTGCTACATTAGCTATTTCAGAAATGATCCGCGAAGGATCAATCGTAGGTATTGCAACTGATTATTTTCTTCCATTCAACAAAAACGATGTGCATCCTTGGCAAGAAGGACAGGCATGGTTGGGCAACTATATTCAAAGATTCATTAACGCAGCAGCAAGGGGCAAGGCATACGATACTATGCGTATGACTGGTGCTACTTTATCTGGTGCTACTGTTACGATCTCAACAACTAAGCCAGCAACATTTGACACTGTAAATTATCATCCAATTACGCAAGCAGGATTTAAAGTTTCAGACTCTACTGGTGGAGCAAATATTGCCGTTTCTAATGTCGCAGTGAGTGGATCAAGTATTATATTAACTTTGGCATCTGCTCCAACTGGGCAAGCTGTTATTCGCTACGCGCTAGATTATGCGAAAATTTCAGACTGGTCTACATCTAGCTCTGGCACTGCTGGTAGCATTTACAGCGCATCAACTGACAGATGTTCCATTATTGGAAAGACTTACCCTATGCATCACTGGCTAACTCCTGACCAAATTACAAGCGTATGATTACTTCTCAAATTTATCATCAATTAGGAGTCGATCAGGCATCAACATTTTTAAATCGTGCTACTGTCTCTCCTATCTCAAATACCCCATCATGGAGAGGAACTTCTGGAACTCCTACTGGGCCAGGGGCATACTATGCAGCAGCGATTACATGCAAAGGCACCAATTCATTCGATACTGGCTATGCTCCAACAGGAGACCATAGCGCACTTGTTGCTTTTAAAATTTCTGAAAATGCTCAAATAAATATTATCGGTTGCGGAAATTCAGGAGGGTTTGTTTTTCCAGGTGGGCCTGAGATTATTGTAAGTGGAGCAAGTGGAGTTACTTCTTTCTTGGGTACAACAGGATCTGGTGGTGATGGATATATTGAAAGAGGTTGGCGTGTTTTTGGTTATACTAGAACTGGTGCGACAATTACATATCTTATCGGAACAGGTGCTAGGATTTTACAGGTTCGTACAGCATCAGTCGCGAGTCTGTCTAGCAACGTTCTTACCATGTGCCTTGGAGGCGGTCGTTATACTTGGTCAGTCGATCCAACCTACGATGAGTTCTCTGAAGTAGCAATCTGGTCAAGTGCATTAAGCACCGCTAATCTCATTGCACAAGCTGAAGAGATTCGCCTATCAATTATTGCAAGGGGCTTGCAAGCAGAATGATTTCATGACTCTACACCAATTATTCGCACATATTAAAAATGAAATTTGACTTGCTCACAGAATTTTCCATTGGTATTTCAAAAACAATTACGTTGTTTTGCAGTAGTGGAGCGAGTTTTCTTTTATCCACCGAAATCCCCGATGATCTTGGCGTGGCTAAATACGCTAGTGCGCTGACAGGCTGGGGGCTTGCGATCGCTTGTATCTTTGTGCTGACTAGGACAGTTAAGCATCTGTTCGAGAAGCTGGAAAAAAAGGATGACTACATCAAGGAGCTGCACGAAACAGCATTGAAAAAAGCAGAGGAAAGCAAATGAATTACCGCATCTTACATCCGACAAAAGAAGGCAAGCGCAAATATCGCTTTGCGGCAGTGGGTGTGAATTGCACGGCACTAAAAGGAAGGCTTTCACAACATCCGAATGTAGAATTTTATAGTGCCGATGGAATCCTCCGCGCATGGATTAAGAACGGATGGATTTTTGCAACGAACGAGTATTTTTGGAACGGATGCAGCCCGAAGAAATACGTCGGGATTCACCCGTTTGGATTTTGGGCGGGAACACCAGACTTTGCTGGCACCATCGAAGCGTCATTTTGGCACGATGTTCTTTTCCAGTTTGCGGCAGTCGGCATGTATGATTTGAACGATGCAAACTATCAATTTCTGCACCTCATGGAGCGCAATGGCTTTTTGCTTGCCAGTCATTATTTTGACGCAGTGGAAGCTTATGGCGACAAGTATTTTGGAAAAGACTCAGAAGGCGTTTATGTAAAAATCTTATGAAACTACTAATTGTAAATATTTTAGCACTTGCTTACTCAAGCTGCACATTAACGGTCAACCCAGATGGAAGCCGAACCTACGGAACGGACGCAAAAACGGCAGCGATCATCGCGGCGCAAATCGTGGAGGCTGAGAGCGGGAAATGAAACCGATCATCATCATTGATCCTGGTCACGGCATGGGTAACCGTAAGCCAGGGCGTTACGATTGCGGGGCAGAATCAAACGGCATTACCGAAGCGGAAATCGTGATGACTTGGGCAAATGAATTGCGCGACATTCTGCGTTTCCGAAAGGTGGCAGTTGTTAGAACTCGCACCGATGATAAAGACCCTTGCAGCATTTCGGCACGGGCAAGAATCGCCAAGGCTTATAATGGCACGATTATGATCAGTTTGCATTGCAACGCAGCAAACGGCAAAGCTAGCGGAACTGAAACATTCTATCGCGGTGAAACTAATAAATCAATGGCGCTGGATTTGAATCTTGCCGTATGCGCTGGATTACTAACTGTGAATCGCGGAGTGAAAACCGAGAATCAATCTCAGCATTCAACTCTTGCCGTTATGTCGTTTCAGCCATGCTTTTTGATCGAGCTTGGATTTATCGATCACGCTGGAGATCGTGCGAAAATGCTTAACGCGGAAAAGCGCAAGGCAACGTGCAATGCTATTGCAAATCTGCTACTTGAATAAATCATCACATCGTTCGAGCCATCGAGCATTTATTTTTTCCCGCGTTTCACAAGGTCACATTCAGCCTAAAATAACATGAGCAAATTCAAAAAGTTTTTAGTTGCGGCAGATAATCACGGAAGCCTAGTTTGCCAAGATGCGAAAAAGGTATTGCTATCATTCGCGGAAACGTGGAAGCCTGACTATCGCGTTCATCTCGGCGACCTATGGGACTTTTCACCATTGCGGAGGGGTGCAAGCCAAGAAGAAAAAGCAGATGGGATTTCAGATGATTTTATTCAGGGCTTGGAATTTCTCGACGACTTCAAACCAAACTTTTTAACACTTGGAAACCACGATGACCGCATATACCAACACGCTACGCATTGTAGCGATGGAATCCTACGCGAGCGATGCGAGGAGCTAGTCAAAGCCGCGGAGCAACAATTCAAGCGGCGGCGCATTACCTTTTGCCAATACAAGGTAACAGAGTTTTTGCAAATGCCCGGGTGCAACGTCAAACTAATTCACGGATTCAGATCCACGGTCTACCCCGCCAAGGCTCATTATGAAAATTGGGGTGAATGCTTGCACGGTCACTGCCATACTAAGGATGAACACACGGCAAGGCATATCGACGGCGGAAAGTCGTTCAGCGTGGCTTGCATGGCAGACCTTAACAAGTTAAGTTACTCAGACAGACAACCAGCAAAGCTCGGTCACAGAAACGGATTTTTATATGGCATTATCAACACAAAAACAGGAAGGTGGGAAGCATGGCAAGTAACCAAAGAACACGGGGACTGGATCAGTCCACAAGGAATACTCTGAGCGCACTGGATTATGCGCTAGAACAATCGGAGGTATCGGCATCGCGCAAAGGTGATGAATTTACGTCGCAAGAATACTATGCCGCGCTACTAGCTAAGGGGGCGAGTATAAGCCACTCAGGGGCGTTGTATCGGCTAAACGGATTGGTTACTAGTGGCAAGCTCAAAAAGCGCAAGATGACCATTGCCGGCGCACCTACCAACCTCTACAGCAAGCCATGAGCGACGAGCTACCAAAGTGTGAGCATTGCAAAAAGAAGCCTTGCCGAATTGCGACTTTGATTAACAGCGATAAAAAAGCGCAACGAATGATCGGGCGAGTCTGCGATGATTGCGAGCATTTGATCTGCGGCTTCGATATGCCTTTTGTCGAAAAAATGCACCTCATGATGTTGCGTCCGATTGCAAAATAAAGTGGCAAGGTTTATTGTGCATTTGCCTTTTTGTAAATCGCCTTACAATGCGCCACAAGCTCGCTTTGCATCAATCGCCCGTTGCCATAGCCAACAGCGCGACGAATGTCGGCAATCAGGAATAGCGCGGCAACAAGTGACCCGCTAGTATCGGCAAGTCGCTTTTCAAGATCGGCGTTTTCTATTTTCAGTTTTTCAATGTCGGTCATTTTGTTTCTTTCGTTGTTTGGTTAAAAAATGCGTCAACTTTTATTTTCACTTGTCGATCAATCGCCATAGCGAATCCGTATCTTTTCCTACGCATGGCAGGTAAGCGAGAAAACAATCGCAGAAATACGCAGATTGCGCAACCTCGAATTTTCGTGGCAAAAAAGAACGCCACGAGACCTATTGCGCGGGGGCAAGGAAGGTTTCTCGTGGCTAGGTAAGTATTTTAACATGGAAAATCAGCATTGCAAGCCTAACAATTTGCGCATTCCTCGCATACGTCATCGTGTTGGTTAAAATTACCTTATTCCATAAAGGATTCCGTCTTGTTCTTGCAAATAAGTGTAACTCATTTAGTTGTGTGTTCATTGTTGGTCTTCCGTCTCTGGAAAATCATAGTATTTGTGAATCCACTCCATAATAGCGGAGTGGACAGCATCTTTAATAACCTCGTGGGATGGGTTTTCCGTATGCTTATGCGCTCTCATAACGCCGTAACGACATCTCTCCTCGATACAATCACTTAGTATTGCGTAATATTTTGGTTTCATGGTTTTATTTCTTTTGGTTCTATGTGAAATTCACACCAGAAAGCGATGATTTTCGGCGGTTCGATGTAGGAATGCACGCCATTTCTCGGTGCTGTCCTGCGCAGGCATGTCTCGCATCCTTCGCGCCAGTCCCATGTTCCGTCCTCATCGAATCCCACGCCCTCGCATCGGGCAACGTCATTTGGTAGGGTGTTCATTGGTCAGTTGGTTTGTAGTTTGCGTGATCGAAAAGCACCTGCCAGTCGTCGCGGTTGTATTGTGCTTCGTTGTATGCTTCGCGCAGGATTGTATCGCGCGTAGATTGTTCAATGCGCTGCCAATTAAAAATCAGGCATCGGACAAGCAATAGCGTGGCTCCTGTGTTACGGTTGTGAGTGTATCTCGCTGCAAAAACAAGCGCGGTGTTTTCTAGGCGTTGATATGGTTCTGTGTTCATTTTGTTTTGGTCATTTTGTTTGTACATGTTGATACGCTAAACGTAAGCGTTAGTGATCTTGGCTGTTCTCCCAAGAGAAATTCCATGGTTCGGATTCGCTCCATGGAACAAGATCGCGAAGCTCTGCGGCGATCTTCCGCGCCTCGTTTCGCTCACGTTCAAGGGACTCACAAAGATCCCAAATATCTCCCTCGGTTGCGCGGTGGATGTGGTTTTCCCGCAGGTCGCGGAGTTGGTCTGTTTCTGGCGTGTCGTTCATTTTGATTGTGTTCATTTTGTTTTGGTTCTGTAGCTTTTCCAGTCAAACGATAGTTTCGCCCCGTTCTCCTCGATCCGATCAATCACGGCTGGAGATAGCGTAGATGCTAATCTCTCCCATGTATAGTTCGAAATCAGGATTGTCGGCATATCGGCGGCATATCGCGCATCAATGATGGCGGTTAGCTGTCTATCCTCGTATTGTGTTTCCCCACGCTCCTGGACTTCATCAATCACCAGCAAGGCGGCTTCACAGTAATCCGACACAACTTCCTTTTCTGATTTGCCAGATCCAGAAGTGTAAGTAGATTTGATCGTTGAGAACAAGTTCACCGCTGTGGTGTAAACCATCGGGCGTTTCTTCGTGCTTGTCGTCCATCCAATGCCGCCATTGCTGATTGTTGGACGTTTGGACTTATGCGCTCTAGCTACCTCCCAAGCCATGCGTGTCTTGCCGGTGCCATATCCTCCGTAAAGGATCGTAATGCCCCCAGAATCGGTTGTCGCGAGTGCCTTGGCATAGTTTGCCAACCACCCGTCACCTGTCGCTGGTGGGGCATCCTCGTAGCGTTTTGGAAATCCTCTTAGTGTATTCATTTTTGATTGAGTATATCGGATATTGTGTAGCTCCCACCTTTTTTCAATAAGTGCGAGTAATCAACTGGAAGTGTCGGCTCGATCTTCTCTGAGTCAGGTGTGCATAAAAGCAATTCTGCTGCTTCGCTTATACTGCATTTCAATCGAGTGGCTAATCTTCTCATGCGCTGATACGTTTCCTGCTCCAGACGCATGGTTACAGTTGCTTTCTGCTCCCATGGTTTCTTTCTTTTCCGTCCAGTTACAATGTTAAATCCTTTGTCGCTTGCTCTCATAGACTGTATTGGGCGAAGGTTTTTCCATTGCGCTTAATCTTCGTCGTTTTGACGTTAATTCCCTCGCTGCGTAGTTCAGCTATCCGCGCAGCTAGTCGCATACATCCCCACTTCTCTAATGCTTCTAGCGGGGTGATGTTGTAGCCGTCTAATATCCACTCTTTTATCTTGCTTGTTGTGCTTGGTTCTTTGTTCATGCTTCATCCTCCTGTTCGCGTTCTCCCATGAAATCGTGCATCTGCTCGATCTTTTCTTGTTTCATTTCCCACTCCCATTCCTCTTGGTCGCGCTTACGGTTTAGTTCATAGGACAGGTTAAGGATTGATACTGCTTGTTGTGTTGGTTCGTTCATATTAGTTTTTGTGTTTGTTGTTTGGTCTTTCCATTGATGCTGCTCTGGCTAGGCAGAATGCCATAACAAGGACAAGTGCTGCCAAGAGAATAAATGCTATGATCATGTTTCCGCTGGCTAGGCAGAATGCCATGACTAGCGCAAATACAGCGAAGAGAATAATTGCGATGATCATAACTCCGCACCTCTTTCTACTAATTCAATTACAAAGGAAGAAAATAATCGCCCTTTGCTTTTCGCTATTTTTTTCAGCTTGGCGATTGTTTCCATCGGCATCTTTATGCACACGATTTGGTGCGTCTTTTCTGTCATGTCTTCAGCGATAATCTCGCTACGTTTTTTTGTTTTCTTGGTATACATAATTTTATTTGTGTGCCTTGTGGCGGGG